GCTTGCCTTTGATTTGCACCAAAGCTACCCTCTGATGCCATTACTTTGTATTTAGTCATAAACTATAGTTAGTGAGATTATTAAAATCAAAGTTGCTGTAGTTAAAAGCAGGAGATCCAAAATTTAGTAAGCTAGTGTCTATTCCAGAAGATCCAAAGTTAAGGTAACTATCTGATTTGAAGAAACCATTGCCTGAATTTTGCTCTCTAGTCGTTTTGTTAGGTTGATAACCACCGCCTTTAAATGCATTAACAATGCTTGGTGTTGCGGCTGCTAATGAACTCATAGCCGATCCAAAGCCGCCTGATGATGGTGAATATCCTGTAAACTTCTTAGGGCTAGGTGGTTGTTTAGGTTTATAGACATCTTGATATTCAGGGCGTGGTAAGAGCAATGGTTTCGGCATTGCAGGACTCATCTCTGGCTTGAGGAGAATCCTTGCTCTTGCATTTGCATCAGCTTGTTCCTTATCCATTGCAATCTTACGCATGATGTTTATTGTTCTTGCATCTAAATTATCTCTAGTTGCTTCGAGCATCAGTTGATCTACTGAGAGTTGTGCTTTCATCGCTGCTGCTCTATCTGAAAGTTCTAAGGTTGAACTATCGAGACCTTGCAGACCAAACATCAACTCATCAGCAATAGCAGCTTGGTTTGCGCCTGCTTTAGCGATAGCGGCTTGCATTGCCTTTGCATTAGATCTTCCAGATCCGCTTGCTTGTGCTGCACCTTCTGCTTCTAATTCTTCTACAAAAGAACGTTGAGTTTCATTCTGAGCTTTACTCATCATGCTCCGTTCTTGTAGACCAATCTGCCTTTTCTTAGTTGCTATACCTGCTGTAGCGATGCTGTATCCCATCAGTGATTGATTCTCACTGAATAGCAATTCAATGAGTTGCTCACCATGCGCTCTTTCTTGTTGCATCTTTGCAAATGCAGCAGCTTGATCGTTGAAGCCAAGTGTCTCGTTTGCAGTCGCTACTGATTGATCATAAGCACGATTTGCTTGCTGAAAACTATATGACCGTTTGGCCATTTCGTGGTCATAGTTACGCTTATTGCTTTCATCTTGATAATCTAAGTTCTTCTCAGTATTTCTTTGCTTGATCTTTAAAGCTTCTACTTGATAGTCATAACCTCTTTGTGTTTCTTCCCAATTGTAATTGTGTAATTTTTTGTTATATTTATTCTGCCTTCCTGCACGATTTTTTGCGTGGTCTTTTTTACCACCGCCACCACCGCCAAAAATACCAGCTATTCCGCCTGCTGCTGCGCCAATTCCTGCTAGGTGTGGGACTCCTGTAGCTGCTCCTATTTTAAAACCAGTTGCTGCGCCACCAACTGCACCGCTGAATGACATATCTAAGCCCTCCTATAGAAACGTGGTGTGTAATTTCCTTCCCACATCATTGCGTTTACAGCAACTGGAAAGGGTGTGTTGTTAAACATCCTCAATTTAAAATTCTCTGTACGTTGATGAATAGGTACTGTAAATACAGTTTCGTTATCTAGTGGTACGTCATTAGCTAGATACGTATTAGCTTCGATAACAGGAGACGTGGCAAACCACTCTTCAATAGCAAAGACAATTTCTGCATTAGCTGCAGGAGCATTGCTAAAGACAATGGTCGTATCATTTGTAAAACTAAAAGCTGTTGTTGCAATACCATTGACTGATACCTTCACATCGCTTCTATCTTCAAAATTTAGATCACGTTTGTTATACGTATATGTTGTAGTAGATCCATCTCCTGTAAAGGTTACTCGGTATGGTTCTCTACCCTTCTGATTTACCTTGAAGTTCATTGCTCCAGATAATCCAACTGAGAATTTCATTCTTGCAATCGTTAGGTTTGCTGTGAAATCTGCAATCGGCGTTTCTGGTCTCAGGTATGTTGTAGGTAAATGAACGTCAAAGTTATATTTAAATCCAACAACAACATCACTAGCAATGCTTGTTAGATCCTTTCCATTCACAATAAAGTATGGTCCTGTGGAATCACTGTTCCTTTCAGGTGTAATTGTAAATCCAGATTCAACAAAGCTACCAGTACTTGTATTACCTTTGATAATTAATACTGGTGTAAGTTCACTGGTATCATTATATGGTAGGTAGCACTTTGATAGATTATTTGTACTGTCATACACAACGCTGGAAGCTGTAGCATATAGATCAATTGACGGATTAACCTTTTGTCCTTTGTTGTTAACAATAATTGCCTGATCTGGACTTTGGCTTAATGCTGCTTTTGTTAAAACAACTTGATTGCCTTGCTTAGTAACAGCATACATATCATCGTCTTGAATGATCGTAAATTGCACATTGCCTGGCATTGTCCAGCTTGTCCACGCTTGCATCAAAGCTTCCTTTCCGTCAGTGTAATATCGAAAAATATATACTGTCTTACTACTTTGACTAGCAAGAACAATCATTGAATTTTGTGGACTTGATACTAGTTGGTCAATATCTGGAGCAATCCATTCTTTTACTACTCGTGATAGATCTAGTACCTGTGGGTTCTCTTGCTGACCACGTGTCACCATGCTGAAGCACCTTGTGTACCCTGGTGTCTTGCTCAGAAAATTTATTTGTGTTCCCACGTCTACTGGATCAATCGCGCTATCCATTTCATAATTAGATAGCGTTCTAATAGTAGATGTCTTTGGTGTCAATACTCCTGTATCTGCGTAAAGGATGAATTGATTTTGTTCTGAAAATAAAATTACACCTTGCGCCGTAGGTAATACTGAATGTAGCTTGGTAGGTTTAATTGCTGAACAATTAATATCTATCGGATCAGAGTCAAGTATTGTCTGAGCTGTTTTAAAATAGTAATTAAAAAACTCTCCAGACTCACTCATAATCACACTATCACCAGATAAAAAACCTAGCCTGTTGTTATGAAAGAAACCACCTGAAATTTTTTCTCCAATAAAACTTGGATTGCTGTTTGTATCAGCATCACCAGTCAACCTGTCTGTAAATGTAATCTTCTTAAATGTGAAAGTATTTACTCCAGTGTTGATTAATTCGTGTGGCATCGTTTCATTATTGATGCCAGGAGACACATTAGGTGCTCTTGTCTCTTCCCAGTAACCTCTACCACTTACTGCATTATCAGCAATGAATTCAGCATAGTAATCATCTAATGCTGAAATGTTGTTGACAATCTTGACCGTATGTCCGTGATAACTTTCAATCGGTAAGAATGAGACTCCCAGTACTTCATCTTGAAATGCACTGAGACTTGTATTCTCTCTTCCGCCTTTTGCGGTTAGTGTAAATGCTACTGGTGTAGTACCGTTCTTTCTTTGAATCCTCAGACTGCTTCTACCGTTAACACTTACTGTCCAGGTATGTGTAAAGTTTGCATTGTTTGCACTTTTTTGAGCAGTAATTGTTGCCTCAATAGCAGTCTTTAGTTGTGTTTGGAATGCGTCAAATGTAGTATCGGTAGCACTTGAAGTAATTGTTGTAGCAATTCCCTGGATTGTTACTGTGTATTGTTCCTCAGGTGCAACTTGTGAAACTACAACTGTTCCTTGTACTTTTGGTGTAAAGCTAGGAGCAGGTCTTTCAGTAACCGTTTTTGAGTTGTTAATTACTAATGTTGTATCTTGCACTGTCAATAACTTATAGTTATCTTTTGTGCCGTTTAAATAGCTAGTGGGATTATAGCTACCATCTTGTTGATAAGTAATTGTACATACAGTACCATTTACTGCATTCCAAATATAGAAGGCAGTCCCTTTAATGCAGCCTATGTATTCTTCTGCATTGTGTCTGTTGATATAAAACCATTTAGCATCATCATAAGTTGCACCTGTTCCTAGGTTTGCAATATGTTTGAAGCCAGGTCTTTTTGTAAGCCCGTAGGTGGCATCAGGAAAGCCGTTGTAGCACTCACGGACCTGACCGGGGAGCATTTTGTCATCTGATTGTTTTGATACTCCACCAAGATAGTTAGAGATCCGTTGAGTTACTGCTGCCATTTATCGATAAAGTGCGTTGTATGGTTTGTAGCTGTTGTAGGTATTGGTATTACCTGAATGACCAAAGTATGTGTAGTCCCCTTGATTGCACTCATATTCCATCGCCATTGCACGTGCAAAAGCTTCCTTCTGTTGGAGTACTTGGTATTGATTGCTATCGCCTACAATCCTACTACTCACAACTGCAGCTGCTCTATTGACAATAAAGTCTGCAACTGGTGTTGGAATGTCTATCCAATCGTATAACCATGTGATGTCACATTCAATTTCGTTTGTGAATGTATAAGTATGATTTGCTTTGTCATATAGTTTACCGCTGCGTCTTACAACATCTAGCCCTACATTCGATCCGTTATGTGTAGGATCAATTTGTAAAACATTATTAGGAATAAGGATTTCGTTGTTTGTGTCAGGAGTCATTGGATAGTGACTCTCTTTATTAAATGTCCATCCCTCAGCCTGTACTTCCCGAGAGACTTCTAACAAAGTCTGGTAAGCAATCGCAACGTCCGGGTTGGTTTGATCAAGGGTAGTCACAGGCGCTTGACCACATGACTGCAGGATTGTATTTACAGCAGGTAGCTCTTGCTGAGCATTAGTGGTAGGAAAAGCCATATAAGTAAAAAAAAGGGACCCCGAAGGATCCCCATAAAGTGTATAAAAATCA